ATCCAGGTTAAATCCATATGTGAGAAGTTTCTTTTCTATAAACAAACTAATTAAGTCCTCAACTTCATATTCAACATCATTCCAGTATTTATGCTCTTCGGCGTTATTTATATCGGTTAAATCAAAAGTTTCACCATCGTGTGTTACAGTACCCTCTTTAATTCTTGCGTATGGTTTTATCATACCAAAATTTCCATTAACTTTTATTCCGCTATAGACTAAAATATCCTCAATATCAAATTTAAAGTCATAACCACCAACGTCAATTCCTAATTTTTTAATATCGTCAGTCGTAAGAGTAGTTTCCGTTAATTCTTTTAAGATATCATCAACTGGGTTACCAATATTTTTTTCGTAATAATCAATAAAACCTAATCTGATTTTATTAAAATGTTTCATAAGACCAAGTTTTTTAATTTCACCCGGATTGAATGTTACTTTACCATCACTATCCTTTTCTTTTTCCCATTTTTTTATGAAATAAGATAATAACTTACCATCACCGGATTCTTCTTGTAATACTTGTCTAATAATGTCACGCATATAAAAATAAATACTTCAAAATCCTAATAATGAAAGTATATTTATCAAAAACATACTTATTATGGCACATCCTGAAATACACGCAAAAAGTTCTGTGAAAAAATACGGAGGAAAAATTGAAGATTATATTCATATTCATAACTGGTTTGATGAAACAAAAGCCTGGATTGGGCATTCATTTCATAGAGCATTTAGACATCATAGTGAAGGTATATTTGAATGCGAAAAAACATTCGGTTCCTCATTTCAAAATAGTGATGGAAAAACGGTTTATACTCGTTACGTTGGTGAAGATCATGTGAAAGAAGATTGTTTTAATCACATTCCATCGGCAAAAGAATGGATAAAAGCTCTACAAGATAAAGAAAAACCTATGTGGATGATGCGGACTTTGGACCTTAAATTTGATGACTAAGTATTTATAAATATGAAAAGAAAATTTAAGGCCCTATTAGCTTTTTTAAAAGCATATAAAAAAGACACTATTGGGTTTAGTTGGTCTTGTTATGAAGGCGAAGGTCCAGAATGGGAATGGCCCCATTCTAACGTTGAAAAAATACCATCAAATATAAAAGATATTGCAACAGAAATTGCAGAAATGTTTTGGGAAGAAGTATATGAAGAAGCACCAGGAAGTGATACTGAATATTACAGAATTGTACTTACAATATATCCATTTAAAAACAAAGTAGAAATTAGTTGTGACTATGAAATGTATACAGAACAACAAGAATCTTATTCAAGGGACATTAATGATGAAAAATTTATTGAGATGTTCAATAGAAAAGAAATTGATGAAATTACTGCAAGGTATAATGGTGGTGGTGATAGTGGGGAAATTGAATATATTGAAATTGACGGTAAGGCAGCAAATATTAGTTGGGGCACTCCAGATGAAGATGAAAAATTAATTCAAAACACACTATACGGTGACCTTGAACGTGCTTTTAGTGGTTGGGAAATAGATGATGGATCAAATGGTGAAATTAAAATATATAGACCATATGATAGTACTATTGTTATTGATATTGAACACACCTGGAATATGAGAGAAATGGAAGAATCAAGTTATAAAAAAGAAATAACAGAAAACGATTTTGAAGAATGAAAAATAAATTAAAAATGTTATTTGCTTATTTTAGAGCCTTCAACGATAAGAATATTTTTACACATATAACTTTGGATAGAGATTATATCGAAGACTGGGGTGAAACTTTTACTATTAATGGTAAAAGAGTACAACCAGCAGGTTCGATAACTAAAATAATTGAAGAGTTAATTAAATTATATTATGATGAATTTTATAGATATAATGATTATGATGTTGATGAATATTGGTATTTAGAAATACACATTAAACCATTTGAAAATAAATTAATTTTTACAAGTGAGTGTAAAGTAGAAAAAGCAACAAGAAATAGAAAACAATATGATTTTAAAGATTTAACTAGTAAAAACAAAGATTTTATAAATAAAGTATATGAAGAAAATGAAGGTTTAACAAAATTTGAAATACAATTTAGTGGGAGATGGGATGATGGTGAAATACACCGTGTTTATTTTGATGGTAGAAAACATGATATTGATGATGATGTAGAATTTTGGGAATTAATTAATGATTTAATGGTACAATCAGAAGATAGATGGTGGAATGAAAGAAATGGTGCTGAAGGTGATTTAGTGGTTTGGGATAGTGTTATGTTTTTAGATTATATAAAATTTGATGAAGAATATGAAGATACCGGAATGCGTATTGAGGTAACACCAGATAATGTAAAAGAAGAATAATATGAAAAAGAAAATAGAGTTTTTAATAGGTTTTATAAAATCACTTAAATGTGAAGTGTTTAGTATTAATATTGATATTGACTATAACACAATTGAGTATATAAATCCTTATTGCAGAGGAAAAAGTAATTTATCTTTAATATCAAATATTGAGTCAATAGTTGAAGAAATTGCAGAACATTATGTTGAAGAATTATATGATTTTGGCCCTGGATCAAGCAGTAATAGTGCTAGTGATTATTTTCAAGTCGAACTTACCTTTTATCCAGAAAAAAATAAACTTATTTTTAGTGAAACAACACATACCGAATATGGGAGTGAATCTAGTGGTATGTCATATGATATTAGTGATTATAATGAAGATGATAGTATGTATAATACTTTTATGGACATTAGAAAATTTTTAGAAAAAGAAGGAATTGAAGAAATGACTGTAAGTTATAATGGTAGTGGTGATTCAGGATACATTGAAAGTGATTATACATCTAAAAATAAGAGTGGACAAATAGATGAAGATATTGAACATATTTGTTATGACTTACTTCAAGAATACGGAGGTTGGGAAATAAATGAAGGATCACAAGGTACAATAATATTTACCAAAGACGAAATTGATGTTCAACACGAATGGAACACAGAAGAACAGTATACAAATGAAATAAATTTAGAAGTAAAACCAGAAGATTTTAATGACTAATCAATTAAAATTATTTAATGGATTAATAACATACCTAAAATCAATAGGTAGTGTTGGAACTAATTTTGATATGAATACCAATAAGGTTGAATATTTTGATGGTAGAATGTGGAGAGAAGATGGAAATGGGTTTAGGCTAATTAAAATGTTTAATGATTTTATTGTTGGTCTATGTAATGAAAATGGTAATGAAATGTGGAACTCAACAAATAAAGAAGATACACTCTGGAATGTTGATGTAACAATTAATCCACAAGAAAAAGAAATTATTTTACAAGCCAATTATATGGAACACACATCAAATCAATATAGACAAAATTGGGATTGGTGGGATATTCCAACAATAGAAGTCGACTATATTTCAAATGTATTTAACAAAAATAAAAATGTAGAAAAAATAATTTTTGATTGTACTGTAAGATATAATGATTTTGATTTAACCGAATTTAGTTTACAATACAAAAATGGTAAAGTTGTTAGTGGTGAAGTTAATGACTATTATATGTTACAATCTGAAATTAAAAGATTATTAAAATTTAAAATACTTGGTGAAAATGATTATTATGATATTGGTGATGGTGATGGTTTTGATGCTACAATTGTTTGTGGAAGAGAAGAAGAAACATCATATGTTAGTTTAGAAGTATATGATAGAGAATTTAAAAAAGGAAAAAGAATAATAATTGATGAAAGTTATTTTAATTAATGAATACAAGTATATTAGAACATAGCAGAATAAAAAAAATGATGGGTCTTATTAAAGAAGACACACAAAAAAGTCCGTTTACTGCCGGAGATTTAAGAAATAACAAAGATTTCAAAAAAGACTTTCTTAAAATGTTAAAAGAAGTTTTTGAACCACAAGGAAATTGGGGCACAGCAGATGTACCGGAAATAGAATGTTACACAAATAACGGTGTTATTAATGTTTATACGTTTAGTGATTACAGTGAAAAAGAAAATGTACCAAAATCAAATTGGTCGGTAATAAATTTTTTTAATACAAACTCAATCGTACTTACAGAACTTATTAGAAGATTTGACAGAACTAATATTGAAAAAACAATTAATAACTTTTTACTTTTTTTAAAAGAAATGTTTATTAATGATATAAACAAACCAGAATTTGAAGAATTGATTTTAAAAAACATCCAACTATTAAAAGGTGGTATTACAAGTGAAGTTACAGTATATAATGAACTTAAAAGAATATTAAAATTAAATGGTGGTTTTTTCTTTTGTCCAGGTTCAAAAAGTGATACAAAAAAAGGTGAAGATTTTGTTCTATTTGATGGTGATAAAAAAGCTGTGTTTCAGGTAAAACCAATGTGGTTTATATCAAAATATGGAAATATTACAGAGTTTAAAGTTAGAGATTACCCATTACACGGTTACTCAATTGAGAATATTGATTACATTGTTTTTAATAATCAAAATGAGAATAAGTTTTACATTATGGAAAATGATACAGATGTTAAAATTGAAAAAAAAATGTCAACAAAAGGTAATGAATACTATAATGTTAAATTTAAAAGTACACCAATTAAACCAGAAGATATTAAATTTAAATGAAAATTATAATAACAGAAAAACAATATGGGATATTACTTAAAGAATCTATTTCTGATGATCTTGATTTTATTGAATATATTAAAGACGTTGAAGGGAAAGTAATTGATAAGTCTACCGGTTTACATAAAGCTTATAAAGATTCTGTTGGTGTTGTAACAATTGGATATGGTCATTCAGAAAACCGGGACCCAAACGTTAAAATGGGTATGAAAATACCAGAAACAAAGGCAATTAGTTATTTAAAAAATGATTTAAAAACTGATGAATTAAAAGTTAAAAATTATGTTGCAGAAAAATTTCCAAGTTATACATTAAATGATGAACAAATACAAATTTTAGTTGATTATAATTACAATGTAGGATTAAGTAAATTTCCTAAGTTTGTTAAGGCTGTTGTTACTAAAGATTGGGAAACAGCAAAAAAAGAATATAAAAGATATGCGGGAGGAAAAGAACTAACAGATCGAAATACAAAATTTTTTAACAAATTTTTAGCAAATAAAGGTAAAAAAACTACAACAACAAAACCAAAATCAAGTTCAATTGTAGGTATAAAAATATATCCTAAAAAAACTTCAGATAGTGATTATACTAATGTTAGGTCAAGTCCGGAAGTTAATACCGGTTTTATAAATAATTTAATAACCGTTGTTTATTATCCAAATTTAATTGGTACAATACAAAAATCACAAAAAGATGATACAGGTAAAACTTGGTATTATGTAAAACTTGCAGATGGTACAAGTTGGTTTTATGATTACGGATGGGTTAGATCTGATGTTGTTACAAAATAATTTAATATGAAAATAATAATAACAGAAAAACAAGCTAATAAATTATTTGGTGAAAAAATAAAATGTAAGTGTGGTCATTCTTGGGTTAAAGAAAAGAAAGACAAACATCCTTATTTATGTCATATGTGTGGGTGGGACCAAAATTTGGAAAAATATAATGATAATGAGTTATTAAATTTCTGGAAAGGTGAGTTAGATAAATAAAAATTGTTATATTTGTAAAAAATAAAAATTATGAAAAAAATACTTTTGGTCCTTTCTTTAATTACCGTTTTAATTTCTTGTAAAACTAGTAAATCTAGTTGTGATGCTTACGGTAAAATTAATCACGACAAGAATACATTGAATAATGATAGTGTATCTGAACATCTGAAATCCCGTTGAGGTATACTTTAAAGAATGTAAAAAACTTGTCCTCCAAGGTATTAATACCAGGGAAATAATTACTATTTACACAATTACATTCAATAAGTAATTTACGCTCAAATTTAACAATAGTATTAAAACCAGTACCGTAATGTCCTGTATCTCCTTGAATACTAAATGACTTAATGTTTATTATATTACCACCACTTTGTTTAATTAAAAAGTTTTGAAATGCGGAATGTAATTTTGAATCAAACATAAATAAATATAGGTTTTATTTTTAAAAAAAACAACTATTTATTTAATATGAAATATCTTATAACTGAAAATCAATTTAATTCTATTACACAAAAATTAATAAATGATACATTAAATGAGTTTAGAGATGTTTGTGAAGTTCCAGATGCAGAAACTTTTCCTGATTGGTTAGGTTTTGATGATTGTAATACTTTAGAATCAATTGAAAAAATTGAAGTTATAAATACACAAACTCTAACACCAGCAAAAGGGTTTACAAAACAATACCCAACATTTGGTGTTGACATAAACATATATTTTTCAAATATCTTTGCAAGTAAAGACTTTAGCGATTTTCTTATCGCATTAGCTTATAGGGTACAACTAAAATATAAAGTCACCCTAATATTTAATGAAAATGAATCAATTAATACCAATACAAATAGACAGTGGTAATCATTTTAGGTTCTTCAAAATCATTTCCAACATATAGATAGACTCTTTATCTTTTTTTGTTTTAACATTTTTTGATTTTAAATACTCCAAAGATTTTAATACCTCATCTTTTTTTGATAAAAACTCTTCTGTTTTAGGTGTGGATGTTTTATTTTCACTTATAATATTATTTGGATATAATATGTTATAAACTTTTAATGCTGTATCAACATCTTTTGACAACATCCTTATTATAATATACCTTATTATGTTTTTCATAGTACAAAGATACAAAATTTATTTGAATTTATTAGTATTTATAAAATATGAAAAATTTAATTAGGAAATTTTTAAAAGAACACACTTTAATATTAGAGTCTGGTATTAGGGGAATAAAAGAATTAGCAAAAAGATATCCAAAAGCAAAGATATATTTTCACCAGGATTTAGATGGTGTAACAACTGCTCTTGGGATGAAAAACTATTTAGAACAACACGGAATTAAAGTTGTTGATGCTGAAATAATCCAATATGGGGCAAAAGAGTTTGCGATTAAAAAACCGGATGCGTCAGGAGATGTTATGCCAGTCCTTGTGGATTTTGCTCACGGAAAACCAATGTTTGAAATCCATACAGATCACCACGACACACAAGCTGGGGTTGAACAAGGGACAGCAACAAACTTTAAAGCTTCAAGATCAAATGTTGAAACAATATCACAAGTTATGTCACCAAAAGAAATATTCCCTTCAGATGACATATTACTAATTTCAACTGTGGATTCAGCAAACTTTGTTGAACACGATATTACACCAGAGATGGTTATGAATTATTTATTCAAATACGATAAAGATAAAACATTACAAAGAAATAAAATGTTAATGGGTCTTGTTGTTAATAAATTGTTATTAGCATACAAGAATAAACCTGGTTTTATGGAGGAAGTTGTTTTAAATGCACAACCATCTTTAATTAGTATTTTAAATAACATTAGAAAACAAGCAGTTGAAAAAGGTTTTGCAACACCGGAAGATATGATACAAAATCAAGCAAAGTATCTTGAGAGTAGAAAGGATCCGGAAGCTGTAAAAACTATTGGTAATATAATAACACAATATGGGTTTGGTGGTACATCAAGACCTGGAGCTTATGATAGGTATACACCATTTAGAAATAACCCAAATGCTGACTTTATTGTTACCGGTATGCCAATGGGGATGGTACAATCATCTTGTAATCCATTTAAAAAAGAAAGGGCACTTAAAGGTATTAACTTAGGTGATATTAAAGATGAGGTATTAGAAAGAATGAGTCCGGAATTAAAAGGACTTAAAGTTAGTTTTGGTGATATTAAAAGGGTTTCAGAGTTTGAAGCTGAATACTCTTCAGTTGGTTTTACATTAAAAGATATGATAGCGATATATAGTTCGGTACCATCATTTAAAGTAAATGGTGGGGAAAGACTATTTGAAATACTAGATGATATGTCAAAAAAGTTATACAGAACATTATCACCAAAACAAAAAGAACTATTTGAAAAGATAACAGTAAATGGTCTTGATGTAATTAAAGCAAACTCTGGTGGTCACAAGTGTATAACAAATATATCTGGTATTAATTTACTTTATAGAAAAAAAGGTGGTAATACCGAAAAACAAGATATACCAGATGAATTAAAACCAATTGCAAATTATGAAGGATCTGATAAATTTGTAAATGATATAAAATCAAAGTTATTAAGATTTGGTACTTTATCTGACAAACAAAAAGAAGCCGCATTTAGACAAATTGCAAAAGAAGGTCTACCAACAACATATGAAGGTAATGAAAAAACAGAAAAAACTTTTGTTGACCTTATAAAAGAAATACAAAATTTATTTGTTGATGTTCTACAAGAAAAGATAAATCAAGAAAGTGAAACAAAAGAACTTGGTGAAGAATGGTCAGAAAAATATAAAAGAAGCATTGATTGTAACAACCCAAAAGGTTTTTCACAAAAAGCACATTGTCAAGGTAGAAAAAAAAGAGATTTGGATGAATACGCCAGAACATTAAAAATGGCAAGAAGACAAGGATCTGGTACCAGATTTTCTGAACCGGCAATAAAGTCAAATCCTATGAGATTTAGACCTTCAACAAGAAAGTAATGGAAAATAAGTTATCACCGGAATTAACAAGAAGAATTGACCTTCATAAATTTGAAAAACTTATGAGAAAAGGTATTCCTTATACTTATTATGATTCACCAGATTTAGAAACTTTTAAATATAAATTATTTCACGTAACATTAGATAACTATCTTTTTTATGGTTACAATATAAATTTAGAAGAAATACCAACTAATGATGTTGATAGTTTTATCCATTATTTAGATGAAACGTTTGGTGATTTACCTAAACATTATTACAATAACTTTAAAAAACAAGGTAGAGTATAATAATAAAACACAAATATTTAATCCTCCGGTTTTTATAATTGGGGGATTTTTTTTATATTTGTGGTATGGAAGATAAATACGATAAACTTGTTCCTATTATAGAAAAATTAATTAAGTTACATTTTAAAGATAAAATGAATATGGTTAAGGTTTTTAGGGATAGAAGAGGTAAACAACCAATTCGTATTGTTTTTAAATTATCAAATCAATGTGGTATATATAGTAGTCTTACTATCAATGGTAGAATGAGAACAATATTATATTCAGTTTTAAATTTAAATTCCTGGGAATATGAACTAACTAAAAAATATTGATAATGGATTTAAACTTACAAGCAAACTTATTTATTTACAATGCAAAAGTCGGTGACTTCTATCTTTCCGGAGAAAATAAAGTTGAGGTTACAAAAAGAACTAAAAAGAAAATACACTTTTCAAACGGTGTAACTGTTACAATAAAAACATTACCAAATGGAATGATATACCTAACATCAAAATCTGTTGTAAGAAAAAACAAATCATATCCGGTGGTAGGGCAAATGATTAGAGATATTGAGGGTTATTTACTTTATTTAATTCATTGTTAGATATATTTATCTAATATGAAAATCCTAATCACAGAAGAACAACACAATAAATTAAATTCTTATTTAAGAAGAATTTATGGTTTTATGATGGAACATCTTGATGAAAATTTTTCACAACAAGATATTTGTGATTCATCATACTCGGATGAAGAATGGGACAAAGCAACTTTTGGTGATGCGGAAGATTATTTTGTGAATCAACTTAAACAATCAATAATTTATGATATTTCATTTAGGATGGCTCAACTTGATAATGAGGAACCTTCTTTTGTGCAACTTTTAAGACATGAAAGAACAGTTGAAAAATTAATAAATGAAGGTGGATATGAACAATACATAAGAGATTACTTCAAAGAAGCTTTAAGGAATTGTTAATATGAACCTACAAGAACAAATATCAAGAATGAAATCAATGATGGGGATGGGTAGTAAAAACCCATTTATTTACGATAACCCCAAGTTTGTTGAAGAGATTGAAAATGCGATAGAAAAAGATGGAACTTCGTTTATTTGTTCATTTGTTGCATCTGCCGTAAAAATGTTAGAGGGAGATGATGTTAAAATTTATGGTTTTAGTGTAGATAAAAATCCTGATTCGGAATACTTTTCAGATGAAGAAGGTGATGAAGGACATCATTTTGCGGTAATGAACGATAGATATATTATTGATCCGTGGATTTATAATAATTACCAAGATTATGAATCCAAAATCAATTTTAATAGAAGTGTTTTTGATTTACAAAATAAAGATGATAAAAAAATAATTAAATACTTATATGGTAATAAAAATAATTGGGTCGATATTACAAATAGTATGAAAGAATTTAAAGATTTATTTCCACGTACATATAACGAATTAATAAATTACCACAGAAACATAATATGAACCTACAAGAACAAATATCAAGAATACAATCAATGATGGGTACAATCAATGAGTCAAAAGAAAAAAAAGAATTACCACCTTTTCTTAAAAGAAGATTTACAGAAGATGAACTTGATTTTGAGTTTTACGATGCTTTAGAATATACAAATGGTTTATTTGAACGTATTTATAGTCGACAAGAAAGAACACTAGAAAATTATATTAGTTTAACAATAAGAGTATTGATGGATAATCTTCATCCTATTTTAACAATTAGAATAGGAGAAGATGTGGAGTGGTATGAAACGGTTGAGAACGCATTAAAAGATTATTACAGAGATGAAATAACAAAAGAATATAAATCAATGAACAAATAGTTGTATTATAATGAATCTACAAGAACAAATATCAAGAATACAATCAATGATGGGGTTGTTGAATGAGGAAACCAAAGTTTCATCCGAATTTAAAAATCTTAGCGGGTATGATATGTCAAAAATAAAATATCCTGAAAACACAATGAATAATATTGGTACATATCCATATGTTTATATGTCTGGTGATACACCTAATTTTGCTGTTTTGTATAAAGAAAAAGTTTATATGTCAACAAACGATAAAACTTCAA